TATGATGTAAAGTTTCTACACTCAGGTAAGAAAGAAAAAATTCTAAAGAAAGATATTGATCTTAATTTAGAAGAACTGAAAGAGTATAAAATACTTTCTCTAATAGGCGCAGACCCTCTTAAGTATGTTGCGGGTATGACGGGTATCCAAAAATATAATGGAGTATTTATTGAAAAGAAATACTTACCAATTATGAATCCAAATATGGTTATTTTTAAACCACAACTTGAGGATGATATTGTAAGAGCATTTAATCAGATTCCTAAACTCTTAAGCGGTGAGGGTGTTGGAGAGCAAGCCGAGAAAGACTATTGTTTTATTGAAACAGAAGAACAATTTTTACAGTATAAAGATCAGTTGTCTGACGCTAACACTCTTGTTGTTGATATCGAAACTACATCTGTATCTCCGCACACAGGGACAATTCTAGGTATAGCTATTTCAACACGACCTCACCAAGGTTTGTACGTATCTATCGATATAGTAGAAAAGCATAAACAGTGGTTCCACGATTTATTTAAGACTCGTAAATGTATTTTTCACAATTCAAAGTTTGATACCAATTATATGGAAACTGAACTTAATTTTGAATTTCCTGATTATGAAGATACTATGTTACTTCATTATTGTTTAGAAGAAGCTGTCGGGACTCACGGTCTCAAACCTTTGGCTCTACGTTTTACTGACTTAGGTGATTATGAGCGCGAACTCGATGATTATAAAAAGTCATGGGCAAGAAAAAATAAAGTTAAGCTAGAAAACTTTAACTATGGTATGCTACCAAGCGACATTCTTGCGCCTTATGCGTGTAAAGATGCTGACGCTACTTTTCAACTTTATGGTAAATTCAAACCGTTAGTCGAGAATAGTGAAGAATTTACAAGACTATACGAAAACATCCTAAAACCTGCGACACATGCCATGAAGCGCCTTGAAAAGAATGGGGGTCCTATTAACATTGAGCAAGTTACTTGGTTAGCAGAACAATATCAAATTGACGTTGAAGAATGTTTAGCAGAAATATCTCAACACGAAGCAGTGCAACGATTTGAGCGTGTATATGAAAAAACATTCAATCCAAATTCCACTATGCAACTTCGTGACCTATTCTTTAACATTCTCAAATTAAAACCATCTAAGAAAACAGACACAGGTGCGTATTCTGTAGATAAAGAAGTCTTATCTAATCTAGGACATCCTCTGTCTGAAGCAATTTTGGAGTTACGAGAAAAATCTAAAATGGCGGGGACTTATATTAATAACATTAGAAAAGGAGTAGATAAAGATGGTAGGCTTCGTTCTGGCTTTAATATTCATGGTACTACTTCTGGGCGTCTTTCTAGCAGTGGAAACCTTAACTATCAGAATATTCCACGCGATAACAAAGACATCAAAAAATTGTTCAGAGCACGACCAGGATACAAGATAATTCAATGTGACCTAGGAACTGCCGAGGTTTATTACGCAGCTATGCTCAGTGGAGATCAATTTTTACAGAAAGCTTTTATTGATAAACTTGACTTTCACTCGTATGTAGCTAAACAAATGTTTAATCTTCCAGTTGAAGTAAATGAAGTCAAAAAACAATATGCAGCACAGAGACAGTACGCTAAAGCTATTACCTTTGGTATTATGTACCAAGCAGGCCCAGCAAAAATTGCTGAAACTGTAAATAAAGATGCTAAGGCAGGCGAAGAGATCACGTCAAATCAATCTAAACAATTTATTCAGAAGTATTTTAATGAGGCAAAAGCTCTTAAACGCTTTATTGATTCTTCTAATAAGCAGATTGAAACTTCTGCTTACATATACTCTTTCTTTGGCCGCAAGCGTAGACTTCCAGAAGCAAAATCTCCGAACCGTGGGGTAGCCCAGCACGCAATTCGTTCAGGAGTTAATTTTCTTGTTCAGTCTGTAGCTTCTGATATTAATATTATGGGTGTAATTGACTTGGTGAAGTGGATTGAAGATAATGACTATCTAGAGGTTATCAAACCCTTTACTGTAGTTCACGATTCAATTGTGTCAGAAGTCAGAGAAGATCTTGTTGATGAATATATTAAAAATGCTAAAGAGTGTATTCAACGAGATAGAGGACTTTCTATTCCAAATTGTCCTATTAAGGTAGATTTTGAAGTTGGTCCGAGTTGGGGTGAGTTGACAGAACTATGAGACACTACATCGCTTGGTTTAAAAAACTACATAAACAGTATGGATTCTGGCAGGCTCTAATGTGTACTCATTATAATGCTAAACATTATGATATAGAAGGAAATTATAAGTGATAGTCGGGTTTACTTGTTCTACTTTTGATTTGTTACACGCAGGACACGTACAAATGCTCCGTGAAGCAAAAGAACACTGTGACTATCTAATTTGTGGGCTACAAATAGACCCATCTATAGACAGGTCAGAAAAGAATTCACCTATACAAACAGTCGTTGAACGCTATACCCAACTAAAAGCTATTAGCTATGTTGACGAGATAATTCCATACGCTACAGAAGAAGATTTAAAAGATATTCTTCAAATGTATCACATAAACATTAGAGTTCTTGGAGATGAATACAGAGAAAAAGATTTCACAGGAAAAGAAATCTGTAAAAGGCGGGATATATCACTTTACTTTAATAAACGTGACCACAGATTTAGTTCAAGTGATTTAAGAAAAAGAGTTATAGAACAATGTTCGAGCACATAAAGTTTCCGTTTTTTGGGTTAAAGAAAAAACCGTACTCAGTAGAATTTACACTGGATAAGATTTTTGTTACCAGAACAGAAGGAAGTCACAAAGAAACTGTCGATGATAAAAATTTAGAAGGTGATTACTTTGCTAGACTCTCTCAATTAGACGTTAGATTAGACTTTGATTGTACTTGTAAAAACATCCAACAACTAGTATATGAAAGACCTAAATGGGGAATGGATGCATGGGCTAAATCTCATGATATGTCAGAATCTTTATTTTGTAAGGCGATCAAAAGAAAAATCGTCAAGACACATGACAATCTTATTTGGTTTAAGTCTATATCTTATCCCTTTAGTATACCAACAGATCAAAAATTAGATCTTGACGAAGAAATGTATGGTATTCTCATCAGTATCAATAACGAGTGGTTCATAAAAGAATTCACTCTTGATGAGGAACAAATAAATAGAAAAATAAGGATATAAAAATGAAATATTTAGAAAAAACACTACACGCACTTATCTTAAGTACTTCTATAGGATTTTACTCTTCAATAGCTTTTGCAGACTCTATTAACGGGGATGTTATAGATCACTATAAGACCGTAATTAATAAAACTCCCTACAATGTAGAGGTTTGTGAGAACGTATCAGTATCAGGAGATAAAACTGGTGATACTTTGATGGGGGCAATTATTGGCGGTGCTATTGGTAATAACGTTACAAAAAATGTTGATAATGGAGGAGCCGTTGGTGCTTTGTTAGGAGGAATGTTAGCACATAATAATAGTGATGCTACTGGTGGAACAAAACGAGTGTGTAAGATCGAGACTAGATATAACGAGTCTTCCGCACAAATCTATTCCCATTCAGTTATCACGTTTTTCTCAAACGGTAAACAGTATAGTTTAAGATTTAATAAGTGAAAACTTGTACTAAGTGTAAGAGAGAAATAATTACTGAACTACCTGATATTGTATGGACAGCTGTTTGTTCTGGTTGTCATAAAAGCATTTATATACTGCCAAACAATGACTGTAGGCAGTATAAATATGAGGAACAAGAATGAAAATTTTAATATTTGGATTACCAGGCTCGGGTAAAACTACTTTAGCTAAACCTTTTGCAGAACTAATTGGGGCAGTTCACTTAAACGGTGATGATGTAAGAAAACGCTATGATGATTGGGACTTTAGTGTAAAAGGTAGACTAAGACAAAGTTTGCGAATGAGGCATTTAGCGGATGGTGTAGTTTTAGCAGGTAGAATTGTTGTGGTAGACTTCATATGTCCCACGCAATTGACAAGAGATTGGTTTGAAGCAGACTACACAATATGGATGGATACTATTGATAAAGGGCGCTACAACGACACGAATATCATATTTCAAAAACCAGAGGCAGTTAATTATCATGTTGCTGAATGGTTTAATGATACTCATGCTCAACTAGCTGATGTCGTTAATAATTATATGCGCAAAAAGAAAGAGGAGAAGCTATGATTAAAAGACTACTCGCTGCAGGTGCATTAGCACTATCTGTAGTAACAACAGCCTACGCAGAACCAGTAAAAGTGGGTTTTGTATATGTCGGACCAATTGGGGACCACGGTTGGACGTATAGACATGATATCGGTCGCCAACAAGTAGAAGAAGCATTTGGAGACAAAGTTGAAACAATCTACGCCGAAAGCGTATCATACGGTCCTGATTCAGAACGTGTGATCCGTCAGATGGCAAAAGACGGAGCAGACATCATCTTTGCTACAAGTTTTGGTTATATGGAACCAATGCTTAAAGTTGCAAAAGACTTTCCAAACGTAAAGTTTGAACACGCAACAGGTTACAAACGTGCAGACAACATGAGCACATATGGCTTGCGCCTATACCAAGCACGTCATGTGCAGGGTGTTATTGCAGGACTAATGACAAAGACAAACAAGATTTGTTATGTTGGTGCTTATCCTATTCCAGAAGTTATCCGTGAAATCAACACTTACTACATGGGTGCAAAGAGCGTAAATCCAAAAGTAGACATTGACGTCATTTGGGTTAACACTTGGTATGATCCTAGTAAAGAAGCAGATGCTGCAAACGTGATGATGGCTGAAGGTTGTGACATGATGGCACAACATACTGATTCACCTGCACCGCTACAGGCTGCTGAACTAAAAGGCAAGTTGGGTTTTGGTCAAGCAAGTGATCAGATCAAGTTTGCTCCTAAAGCACAACTCACAGCAACCATTGACAATTGGGGTCCTTATTACATTAAGAAAGTAGGACAAGTTATTGATGGCGACTGGCAAGTTGAAGACTATTTTGGTCATATGAATGAAGATGCTGTGCAAATGGCGCCTTTCACAAATATGCCAGCAGATGTAGAAGCAAAAGCACAAGCAATTAAAGATGCTATTTCTAATGGCGAGTACTTTGCATTTACAGGTCCTATCAAAGACAACACGGGTAAACTGCAACTTGCAGATGGCGTTGTTGCTGATGATGCACACCTTAACAGCATGATGTATTATGTTGAGGGTATTGACGCAGTGGTACCTAAGTAATGATTCCAGTAATTGATTTCAAAAGTGAGTCAGTATTGGACGAGATTCGCGAGGCCTACACAACTGTAGGCTTCGCAGTCTTCACCAACGCACTTAATAAACAAGATCAAACAGATATGACTGTTTGGTGGAAACTAATGCAGGACTTTTTTGATATTGACGCTGAAACAAAACAAAAATACAAATATCAAAAAGAAAATAATTTAGGGTACAGCATGGTTGGGGATGAAAATGTAGACCCAACTGCTCCCAAAGATATCAAAGAAAGTTTTAATTATAATAATAGTAGAATGCCTGAGGAACTATGGCCTACTGGTATAAACGGATTTAAAGCAACTGCTCTGCAATCAATAGATATTGCAGACAAACTAACATTAAAGATATTAGAAAAATTTGATACAATATTAGATAGTGGTACTACACTAGTAGATGCACATCTAAAACCCTACAACACGACTAGGGTTATTCACTATCCTGCAACAACAGGCAAGTTGAAAGACAGACAAATGAGAATAGGAGAACACAGTGACTACGGTACTATTACATTACTATGGCAGATTAATGATGTTCCTGGGCTTCAAGTCCAAGATCTCAAAGAAGAGTGGCATCCGGTCCCGTATGCACAAGATGGAGTAGTCGTTAACATTGGTGACTTACTACAACGTTGGACAAACGATTACTTTAAAAGTACAAAACATAGAGTGGTAAATAGTCATATCCATCTTCCAAGATATAGTATGCCTCACTTTGTAGATCCTACACCAGGAACTATAGTGAAAAATTTAACAAACACGCCTGATAAGTATGATCCTATCGAAAGTAAAGAATATTTAATGTGGCGATTAGCACAGAGTTACTAACATGGATTTTGATTATAAAAAACCAACAGTACAATTATTAGGAAGATGGCAACCTTGGCATGAAGGGCACACAGAGTTATTCAAACGTGCTTATGCAAAAACAGGGCAAGTCGCTATAATGGTAAGAGAAAGTGATAGAAATGAAAACAATCCTCATTCTTTTGCCTTAAGAGAACTATTTATTAAACAAGCACTACAAAGAGAAGGTTATTATATTCGTAAAGATTTTATCATCATACCTGTACCTAACATTATAAACATTACCTATGGACGTGATGTAGGTTATGAAATAGAACAAGAATCTTTTGATAAAGAAATAGAGGAAATAAGTGGAACAGCAATCAGAAACAAACCCTTATACAGCTAATAAAATTGATGAAATATTAAAAAAAGCTAAAAATGATAACTATGAAATGGGACACATTTTTCAAGACGGTAGTAGGTTCATAAACATAAATGGACATCCAATTTTCGGATATTGTCGTTATTATAATTTTTTTGATAAAATGGTACAAATGGCAGCACAAAAAGAAACACATTTTGTTGAGGTGGGTAGTTTCATGGGACAATCTTCAGCTATAATGGCTTATTTGATAGAAAAAAGTGGTAAGGAAATTACGTTTGATTGTGTGGATTTATTTGAAATATCGGACTTTAGTGATCACGAACACGAAGCTTACATAAATACTTTTGGGGGTGATATGTTTAAGACTTTTGGCGTTAATCTAAAGATAGCAGGATTGTCAAAATATATAAATAAAGTTTATAAAGGAGATTCCTTAAATGTATCAAAACTATATGATGACTATAGTTTAGACATGGTATTTCTCGATGCTTCGCATAAGTATGAAGATGTAGTTGATGATATTAATCACTGGTGGTCTAAACTAAGAATCGGTGGATATCTAGCTGGTGATGATTTTGATCAAACTGACGTCGCAAAAGCAGTTTTAGATTCGTTTAAAAAATATGATAGTCTAGATTCAGGAGTATTTAAAAATTTTGGCACTTGGTATGTTAAAAAAGTATGATTTTTAGTTCTCTCGACAAAGCAGGTGATAATGGGTGGTATATAGGAGATTTTGAATCAGCTGTATTCAAGTCAAAAGATATTGAAGTCTGTTATCAGACTATTGAAAAAGGATACACATACCCTCATTATCATACAAAATGCACTGAAATATTACTAGTCACAAAAGGTAAAGCTATTTTGAATGAAAAAAAGATAAAAAAAGGCGATATTGTAGTTATTAATAAAGGCGAAGTAAATGATCTGTTGGCAATTAGTAAAAAATTTACAGTAGTTGGTGTTAAAATACCTGCTGGCGGAAACGATAAGGTGCGGATATGAAAAAAGCTAAAGTCAAAAAGATAGTTCTCGCAGAAAAAATATACATCGCTAAAGAAGATGTAGAAGACGCAGATCATCTTTTAGGTTTATATACTTATGATAATGGAGATGAATTTCTATCTACCATATCAGAGGATGAATATCATTATATAGTACCTTCTAATTCTTATCACAAACTTGAATGGGATGAGATAGAGGACAATCGTAATTTCGAACAAACCGATGCTGATCTTACTTTTACAGGTACGCTACGTTGGGAACAACAAGAGGTAGTAGATAAATTTTTTAGCAGAGGGAGGGCTAGATCAGGCATATTACAAGCTCCTTGTGGTTGGGGTAAGACTTTTACTGGTTGTGAAATTATTTCAAGTAATAAAACAAAGACTCTTGTATTAGTGCATACGAAACTATTATTTAGGCAATGGATAGAAGAATTAGAAAGACAGATTCCAACTGTAAAAATAGGACGAATTGGGGATGGGTTATTCGATATTCAAGATATTACTGTCGGAATTTACAAGTCTATATATAATCGTCGTGATGAATTAGAGAACTCGTTTTCGATGATATTAGTAGATGAAGCACATCTTTGTCCTGCTGAAATGTTTTCTACTGCATTAAACTCATTGAATGCTAAAGTTAAAATAGGTATTAGCGCCACACCTAGAAGAAAAGATGGTAAACATGTATTTCTATCCGATTATTTTTCTCCTTTTATGGTTGAAGCCCGTGACCCAAGGCAACTCCAAGACCCAGTAGTTCAAATCAAACGCACCGACTTCCGATTCCCCGTTATAGACCCAAAACGAGATTGGTCGCGCCAGCTGAACAAACTTTGCGCTAACAAAGATTACTTGAAAGCTATCGCTAATTTTGCCAAAAGTCAAATAGTCACAGGTCGTTGTCCGTTGATACTTGGTGAGCGTGTACAGATGTTAAAAGATTTACAGGAACTGATTCCTGAAAGTGTATGTTTAATAGGAGAATCTGATGAATCAACTAGAAGTGATGTTCTTCAAAATGTTGGAGGTAAATACAAATGTGTCCTATCGACCAAACTTTTTGACGAAGGTATTTCGTGTCATAGGCTTGATACTTTGTATCTTACTTGTCCTAGTAACAATCCTATAAAATTGGAACAGAGAGTAGGAAGAATTATACGTGAACATCCAGAGAAACAAATACCTATGATTGTAGATTTTTGGTTGTCTGGAGGAATAGTGGCGCGTCAACAAACAAAAAGACTTGAATGGTATAAGCAGCGTGGATATTATATACTTTAATTGGTATGAATTACTATCAAAGGCAAGAAAAGATCAGACAGCAATATTAATCTTGGCATTTGCGCAAACTAAGTTGTATAATGCAAGAACAACTAAAGGATTGATGGGGGCATTAAAGATAAATCATATACCAATGCACTTATTCACTACAGGTCTTTTAGAACAGAAAAAAGAAAAACTTGTTTGTAACTATCAAACAGAAGAGCCTATGAGTTATTTTAAGAACCCATGGTTTTTAACACAAAATGTTTCTGTAATACAAAAGACAGAATACTTACAACTCCTCTCTATGAGAAGAGTAAGTGAGGACCAAGACTACATCGCTAAAAATTATATTAGAAAAGATATTGATAACCCTTTCGTAAATATAAAAGGCGATAAAATATATTTTACACAAGAGTCCTCGGTTTCGAGGAAATCCTACACTTAAGTTCTAACGAACAACAAAGGAGAAACTACTATGGTCGCATGGGATAAAGCTAAAGGAAAGCAAACCTCAAGCAACGAACGTCGTGAAATTCAACGACTCACACTCGGTATCGGAGATACCAAAGTACGTCTTTTAGGGGACGTGATGCCTCGCTACTGCTATTGGGTAGTTACTAAAGAAGGTAAAAAAATGCCAGTAGAATGTCTACAGTTCAGTCGTGAAACTGAATCTTTTGACAACTCTGCTCAAGATCCTTTCAAAGAGATCGATGACGCTATTTATGCGGATAAACCGCAATTTTCATATGTATGTAATGTAATTGATCGCGCTGATGGACAGATTAAATTGTTCGATCTGCGTTCAACTATATATTCTCAGATTGTAGACTATGCTACTAATCCTGATTATGGAAATCCAGCAGATAGCGAAGGTGGTTATGATATTACCATTAAAAAAGAAAAGACAGGTCCTCTTCCACAAAATGTGAAATACTCCTGCCTGCCTGCTCGTAATAACTCTGCTCTTACAGATGCAGAAAAAGCTCTTGAGCTTTATGAATTATCAAAAATTTATAAACGTCAAACATATGATGAGCAAAAAGAGTGGTTGTTAAATAACACCTCTTATTTCGCAGGTGATGTATCTGACGAATTTAAACCAGCAGAAGATGTGGATGACCTAGCTTAATGAAAAAATCATTATCAGATATGAAGCCTAAAGAGGTTGTAACTTCGGAAGAAGGGCAACCTACTGAGAAAAGTTTTGGTGCTTTCAAACAAGTTGATGGTAATCAAGCAACCATTGATTTAACACGATTGAGACAGCATAATGTTTTCTTTGCTACTCCTTGTTATGGGGGGATGCTAACTGATCAATATTTCTTGTCAATGTTTCGTGTAAGTCAAGCATTTATACAACATGGAATTAATTTTAGAATCACTACTCTTCGTAATGAATCTTTGATTACTCGTGCTAGAAATATTCTAACAGCTATGTTTCTTGAGTCAGATTGTACTCATTTGATGTTTATTGATTCAGATATTGAGTTTGACGTAGAGTCAGTACTTCGTGCTTTAGCGTATGATAAGCCTATTATGGCAGCAGCATACCCTAAAAAAGCTTTACCAATTCAATATGCAATTAACTTTAAGTTTGTTAATCAAGAAAATCGTCAGATTAGAGTTGAAAATGGTGCAGTAGAGGTGTTAGATGCTTCAACTGGTTTCTTTTTGGTAAAAAGAGAAACTGTAGAAAAGATGTGTCAAGCGTATCCAGAACTTCATTATCGTAATGATTCTAATATTGATGAAAGATTCAATAAATATTGTTATGCACTATTTGACACTTGGTTAGATCCTGACGATAATCGGTATCTTTCTGAAGATTATACTTTCTGCCGTAGATGGCAAAAGATTGGTGGAGAGATTTGGTTAGATCCAAATACGAAGCTGAATCATGTTGGAAGTTATACTTTTGAAGGTGACGTTGGAAAGATTATCAATAAACAAGAGTAAAATTAAGACGTAGTTCTGACGTGGCTAAGGCTATGCGGAACTACGTTCCTTGCTGCGGCACTACGTGCCGACGCTAACCCATATAGGGAGGCCATGTTCAACAGCTTTTCACCTGGCGGTGTAGCGCTGTTCACAAGCTAGTAAACATAAATTAGCATACATTCTGAGGAAAGGCAATCTTAAATGACTAAAATTATCTGTTCTGCAGATTGGCACATCAATCTACACAAGAAAAAAGTACCCTATGACTGGCAAGTTGGTAGATTCAAGGCAATGTTTCGTAAATTAATAGCACTAGAACAAAGCTGTGATGTACATATTATTGCAGGAGACATCTTTGATAAAAAACCAGAACCAGATGAAATCTGTTTGTTTCTAAGTTATATCAATTCAGTCTCAATTCCAACCTACATCATTCCAGGAAACCATGAAGCAACTAGAAAAGGAGAATCGTTCTTTGAACATTTTAATGAAGATAATGCCATCAAAAATGAGAACGTCCATTTATTTACTAGAAACGGACGTGCGACTGTGGGCAAAACGTCATTTCAATTCTACCCGTATGGAGAAATGCAGCTCGACAATTTACCAACATATGTCAACGATGATATATTGGTCACGCATATTCGTGGAGAAGTGCCTCCGCATATTACGCCAGAATATGATTTCTCCCGTCTCTCTCCTTGGGGCTTATGTCTACTTGGCGATTTACACTTTAATCATCGTTATGGTGACACTAACTGTTACTACCCTGGTTCTCCATTAAACACTACGTTTGACCGTGATGAACATCGTGAATATGGAGTAGATATTTTTGATATAGTAGATTCACGCAACTACACGCGTGAGTTTTATGACTTAAAACTACCTAAACTTATACGACGTAAGATTGCTGTTGGAGAAGAGATGCTTCCAGACTCATTTCATCATGTAGTATATGAAGTTACAGGATCATTAGATCAACTCGCCAAGATGGAAAACTCTGAGCTGTTAGATAAAAAAATGGTAGAAAAGCCAGCAGAAGAATCTACTCTTGATTTGAAAAATAAAACAATCTATGAAGAACTAGAAATTTATCTTAAACATATCAAAGTAGCTGATACAGAACGAGTACTGACGGAGTTTAAATCTCTGAATGTCGTCTGATTTATTACGTCTTAATAGAGTTTATTGGGAGTATGTTCAGAATAACTCGTATCTAAGACCAGAGAAAAACTATTTGTGTTCTAATTTGATACCGTCAATTGGTGTAAGAGTTAGTGTTCCAGAGTATAGTCGTCGTTCTAAATCGTTTAAACGTGACCTAACCAAATTAGCAATAGCATTTGGTGAAAAGTATAAAGACTATAAATATGTATTAGCTCTGAGTGGTGGGATAGATTCAGAAGTTACTGCCGAAACATTTTATGAACAAGGCATTACTTTTAGAGCTATTTCACAAAGATTATTTGAAGGAGCAAATGATTATGATATCATCTATGCCGCTAAATACTGTCAAGACCGTAAAATTCCTCATAAAGTTATTAATCTTCCGCTAGACAAAATGATGAAACATACGATACCAGATGCGGTAAAATATGGTCAGTTCACACACTCATATTCTCAAATTGCCTTGTGTAATTTATTCAACTATGTAGAAGATGATGAGATTATTATTTTTTCTGGGCATAATCCTGATTTTCATCGCCAAATTGGTGTTGGGTGGTGGGAAGATTCTCCGAACATTATCAAATACGCTATAGCTAAAGACAAGCGATTTTTTACCTTTACATCGCTTGAGCCTATATTCTGTCACTATGCCTCGAACTTTGACGGCGATCAGCCAGGAGACAAGAATAATGACTTTTTGTACGAGGCATTCCCACATCTCACAAGAAGAGTTAAGATGACAGGTTGGGAAAAATCTATTAAACTAGTAGGTGGCTTAGAAGATGAAATTAGAAAATACTGCGCTTTTAGAATGCAGACATTTATTACATGGGAAAGATTTACTCTTAATTATATGAGAAAAATCTTTATCGAACGGGAAATAGAAAGAAATCAAGATGAGTAGCATAGTTCTTAATAAACTAACTTTTTCAAATATGTTCAGTTATGGTAAAAACAATGTAATTGATTTAGCTAACAATAGAATCACTCAACTTACTGCCCCAAATGGTAGTGGTAAGTCATCTATTGCAATGATTATTCAAGAAACTCTTTTCAATAAGAATATTAAAGGAATTAAAAAGACTGATATCCTTAACCGTTGGTCTAAAGAAAAATCTTGGTCTACTTCTCTAACTTTTACTAAAGATGATATAAATTATCAAGTTGACGTTATACGATCAGGGGCGCAAACTAAAGTAAAGCTTATTGAAGATGGAACCGATATTTCTGATCACAAGGTACTAGACACGTATAAAAAGATAGCTGATATTGTGGGTACAGACTTTGAGGTGTTTTCTCAACTAACATATCAGTCTTCTACAGACTTACTTGAGTTCCTTAAAGCTACGGACGCTAATCGTAAAAAGTTTCTTATCAACCTATTTAATCTTGAAAAGTACATATCAATTGGAGAACGTGTAAAAACTAAATCAACTGAAGTTGATAGAGAGTACAATAGATTAATAGGAGAGTTGAAAACCATAGAGGACTTTCTAGCTATCACCTCTATACCGGCTAAACAATCTGAAAAAGAGATGCCTGAAATTGATGAAGCATTACAGAGAGAAATAGGAGTATTACAACAAGAATTACATAATTATGAAGCTACCTGCAAGAAGATAGATAAAAATAATATGTACTTAGAAGAGCGAGACACCCTAGAATTTAACTCTGGAATGACTGCCCCCGATGAATTTTTATACCATGAAGCATATCAGGAAACAAAAAATAAAATAGTCGTTCTTAAAAGTGAAATTAGCACTCTTGAAAATGATGTCGCAAACGTGCGAGTTAATGATATATGTCCTGCATGTGGTCAAACAATTGACACGACTCATCTTCGTAAGGTAAAAGATGATCTAAAAGATGCGCTTAATGAAAAAACTACTCTATACAAAGAAGCCATGAAAAAAGCTACTGAATGGAGCAATGAGATTAAGCAGATAGATAATAAAAAGAAAGAGTATATTGAAAACAAAAGAAAAATTGAACGTTTTGAGCATCTAACCCAGCTAATTGATAACACTGTTGCAAAAGACTATCCAAATGTAGGAAATATTAAAAGTAAAATTAAAGAACTACAGTATGAACACACTATTCAAGCAAATGCAGCAAAAGATATTCAAGAACACAATAAACAAGTTAGTATGCACAATGCGAGAGTAGACGCCCTAATTGACCAAAAAAATGATTTTACAGTTAGACAACAAAGTGTGAAAGATGATACTCTAACTAAATCAAATCAGATAAATTCTTTAAATATTCTTAAAAAAGCGTTCAGCACATCTGGTATCGTAGCATTTAAACTTGAGAATTTAACTAAAGAACTAGAAGTTTCAATAAATTATTATTTATCAATACTAAGTGATGGTCAATTTCAAGTTGAATTTAAACTTGATAAAGAAAAACTGAATATCTCCGTCATCAACAATGGGATCGCAACACCTATAGAAACTGTATCAGGAGGTGAATTCTCACGAATTCAAACCTCCATTCTTTTAGCTATAAGAAGTCTGCTATCTAAACTTGGAGGTAGTAGTGTTAATCTACTATTTCTTGATGAGATTACAGGTGTTCTTGATGATGAAGGCAAAGACAAACTTGTAGAAGTTCTTCAAAAAGAAGATAATCTTAATGTTTTTCTTATTTCTCACGACTTTACCCACCCATTAATTGATAAAGTTTCTATCGTTAAAAACGATAATATAAGTTCTATACAGTAAGGAAATCGAATGACCGAAGTTATTAAACGTGATGGCACACGTGAATCTTTAAATATTGAAAAACTACACAAAGTAGTTACTTTTGCTTGTGAAGAGATTGCGGGTGTCAGTGCAAGTGAGGTAGAGATTCATTCTCAGATTCAATTCTTTGATGGTATCAAAACTGAAGATGTACAAGAAACGTTAATTAAATCTGCCGCTGATTTGATCTCTGAAGAAACTCCTAATTATCAATGGGTTGCAGGACGTTTAATTAATTATCATTTACGTAAAATGGTTTATGGGCAGTTTGACCCTTGGGATTTGCATACATTAGTTATAAAAAACGTAGAAAATGGATTCTATGACAAAGACATTCTTATTTCTTATACTAAAGCAGAATTTAATAAACTGAATAGCTATATAAAACATCAAAGAGATAACACCTTAACTTATGCAGCTATGGAACAGTTTAGAGGAAAGTATCTAGTTCAAAATCGTGTTACTAAACAAATATTTGAAACCCCACAAATGGCTTATATGCTTATTGCCATGACACTTTTTCAAAGTTATCCTAAAGATACAAGAATTAAGTGGGTGAAAGATTATTATGATGCAATATCTACATTTGATTTATCCTTACCCACTCCTGTTATGGCAGGAGTACGTACACCACAAAGACAATTCTCTTCCTGCGTTCTTATCGAAACAGATGATTCGCTGGATAGTATTAATGCTAGCACTAGCTCTATTGTTAAATATGTCAGCCAAAAAGCAGGCATTGGCATCGGAGCTGGTAGAATTAGAGCCCTTGGAAGCCCAATCCGAAGCGGGGATGCTTACCATACAGGAGTGATTCCGTTCTATAAAATGTTTCAAAGTGCGACACGATCCTGCTCTCAAGGCGGTGTGCGAAATGGTGCCGCCACCTTGTATTATCCAATCTGGCATCTGGAAGTTGAAGATCTCTTGGTGTTGAAAAATAATAAAGGCACTGAAGATAATAGGGTTCGTCACATGGACTACGGAGTTCAGTTTAATAAATTGATGTATGAAAGATTGCTTTCTGGTGGAGATATCACACTATTTTCTCCAAGTGATGTTCCTGGTTTGTATGAGGCGTTTTTTAATGATCAAGAACAGTTTAAGTATTTATACGAAAAAGCTGAAGTGCATCCTAGTATTCGTAAGAAGACTATCTCTGCAATTGAACTGTTTTCATCTTTTATGGAAGAACGTAAAAATACAGGACGTATCTACTTAATGAATGTAGACCATGCAAACACTCACTCATCATTTGAAGAATCTATAGCCCCTGTTCACCAATCTAATCTTTGCTGTGAAATTGATTTACCTACTAAACCTTTAAATGATTTCAATGACGAAGAAGGAGAAATTGCATTATGTACTCTTTCTGCAATTAACTGGGGTAAGATCAAAAAACCAGAAGACTTCGCAAAACCTTGTGAATTAGCTGTGCGTGGGTTGGATGCACTTTTAGACTACCAGGACTACCCTGTGAAAGCTGCTCACAATGCGACAATGAATCGTAGACCTCTTGGTATTGGAATCATCAACCTAGCGTATTGGTTGGCTAAAAACGGAACTAATTACCAAGATCCAGATCTGGAATTAGTCAATAGATATGCAGAAGCATGGAGCTACTATTTAATCAAAGCCAGTGCTGACTTAGCACAAGAGCAAGGAGCGTGCTTAAAAAGTAATGAAACCAAATATGCTAATGGAAAACTGCCTGTTGATACGTATAAAAAAGATGTAGATGAACTGGTTGCTCCTATTCATATGATGGATTGGAGTGATTTACGAGAACAAATGCAGATTCATGGTATTCGTAATTCAACTCTCATGGCTCTTATGCCTTCTGAAACATCTGCACAAATATCTAATGCTACTAATGGTGTTGAACCTCCTCGCTCATTCGTGTCTATTAAACAGTCAAAAGACGGAGTATTAAAACAGGTAGTTCCTGGTATACACAAACTAAGAAACAAATACGACCTATTGTGGGATCAACGTTCTCCACAAGGATATTTAAAAATTATGGCTGTTCTTCAAAAATATATTGATCAAGGAATTAGCGTAAACACTAGTTACAATCCTATATTTTTTGAAGATGAAAAAATACCAATGAGCACTATGATACAAGACTTACTGATGTTCTATAAATATGGTGGTAAACAACTGTATTATTTTAATACTTTTGACGGTCAAGGCGAAATAGATATTAGCAAACTTGATGATCTACCAACAGAAGAAATCGATGACGCTGACTGTGACAGTTGCGTACTATAAGGAAAAAAACAATGACAGTACTAAATACAACCTCATACGATCACACTGCGTCAAAAATGTTCTTTGATGATGCACTCGGAATGCAAAGATTTGATACCCTCAAATACAGAGCTTTTGATAAACTAACTGATAAACAACTTGGATTTTTCTGGAGACCAGAAGAAATAGACATTTTAAGAGATGCAGCAGATTTTAAAAATCTTACAGAGCATGAACAGCACATTTTTACGTCCAATCTCAAAAGACAGATTGTATTAGATAGTGTACAAGGACGTGCTCCAGCAGAAAGTTTCGGGTCTATTGTGTCTTTACCAGAGCTTGAAAACTGGATTATTACTTGGACATTTAGCGAAACTATTCACTCTCGCTCTTATACCCATATCATACGTAACATCTACTCTAACCCTTCTAAGGTATTTGATGAAATGATGGACATTCAAGAAATTGTAGATTGTGCAGATTCAATTTCTGAACACTATGATGATTTAATCGAAATGACTAAATGGTATCAACTATTTGGAGAAGGGGAACATAAAGTAGTTAGCCAAGAAGACTGTGACCCTGTAGATGGAATGAAACTTGGTGTTGTTCAAAGAAATACAAATAAATCTATCTCTTTGTACGACCTAAAAAAGAAACTATATCTTTGTATAGCGAGTGTTAACATCTTAGAAGGTGTACGTTTCTACGTATCATTTGCCTGTTCTTGGGCATTTGCCGAACTTAAAAGGATGGAAGGTAATGCTAAAATTATTAAACTCATTGCTCGTGATGAAAATGTACATCTTGGTTCTACTCAGCAGATTCTAAAACTTTTACCACAAGATGATCCTGATTTTGTTAAAATTGCAAAAGAGTGTGAGCAAGAAGTCATTGATATGTTTGTTGAAGCAGTTGACCAAGAAAAAGAATGGGCTAACTATCTATTCAAAGATGGCTCAATGATTGGTCTCAATACACAACTATTGTCAGACTACATAGAATGGATTGCACACAAACGAATGACTGCTATTGGAGTAAAGTGTCCGTACTCAGTACCGCGTGCTAACCCTTTACCCTGGACTCAAAAATGGATTTCAGGTGCTGAAGTTCAAGTAGCTCCTCAAGAAACAGAAATTTCCAGTTATGTAATTGGAGGAACCAAACAAGACGTATCAAAAGATACATTTAAAGGATTTTCTTTATGATTGATCTAAATAAATATAAAGAGTTTGTTAGTGCTGTTACAAGTCAAGAAAGTAATAATGTAAGAAAACTAACTGATAAACTACACGAACTTGATAGAACAATTAATATATCACTACTAATGACAGGAGGTATTGGTCTAGCGTCAGAAGGTGGTGAGTTTAACGAGATTGTAAAAAAATGCGTATTTCAAGGTAAACCTTTAGATGATGATACAATTTTTCATATGAAGCGTGAGCTAGGAGATATTATATGGTACTGGGTAAATGCTTGTAGAGCACTAGATCTAGACCCTAATGATGTTGTAGCAGAAAATGTTAAAAAACTTGAGTCTAGATACCCTCATGGAGAATTTGATGTTCATTACTCAGAAAATCGTCAAGAAGGCGACCTATAATGAAAATAGTAATTTGGAGTAAACCAGACTGCCCATTTTGTGTGAGGGCTAAACACGAGTGTGATAAGCGCGGGATTGCCTATGATGAAAAATTAATTGGATTTAATGGCTTAACCAAAGAAGATTTATTAAGTGTTGCCCCCAATGCAAGGTCAGTTCCACAAATTTTTATTGATGGACAATTGATTGGAGGTTATACTGAGTTAATGAAATCGAACATTCTCGATTCACAATAACAAGGAGAATTAGCTATTGGCTAACGGAAATGGGCATCAAAAGCCTCTTAAAAAAGTCAGAATTGACGATCTCTTAACTTTCTCACCTATAACTGATAATCAAACAATTACTTATGAGTCTTATAAAAAAGATAAACATCTACTTCTTCATGGAATAGCAGGCACGGGTAAAACGTTTCTTTCTCTTTACCTAGCCTTAGAAGAGGTGTTAGATCCTTCTACTGTATATGACGACGTATTTATTGTTCGTTCAGTTGTTTCTACTAGGGACATCGGATTTTTACCTGGTGATGAGCAAGATAAAGTATCTTTGTACGAAGCCCCTTATCGATCTATATGTAGTGAATTATTTAATTATAAAGAGTCATATGATGCTCTTAAACAACAAGGTAATGTAAAATTTATGAGTACCTCATTTATAAGAGGAATCACTATTAACAATGCAGTTGTTATAGTAGATGAGTGTCAAAATTTAAACTTCCATGAATTGGATAGTATTATTACAAGAATAGGTAAAAACTCAAAGATAATTTTTTGTGGTGACTATACTCAGACAGATTTAACCAGAGAAAATGATAAACGTGGGATACTTAATTTTATGAACATTCTTAGTTCATTAGAGGAATTTAGTACAGTTGAGTTTGGAGTAGACGACATAGTTAGAAGTGATTTTTTAAAGTCATATATCATTGCAAAATATGAATTAGGATATGCATAACTCATATAAAGATAATTGGGATAATAAAACACTAAATTATGATATAGAAAGATATAACTTTAGTGAATGGGTTCTTAACGTAATTCAACAGGATTATCCAAATCTTACGGATTTACAGTATTTACATACTTGTGTTAAATCTGAAAATCTAGTAAATATCACAGATAAAGTCCAAAAATCATTTGCTGAAAGATCTTTCGGTAAAATGATAGATGACTTTGCTGAAGAATATATCAAACCCTTAATAGGTGATAATAAGTACTTGGTAAAAAGGTTCCCCACTCTCAACTTAGTGGTTCCAAACCAAGAAAAACTTGGTCGTAGATTGCATTTTCATCAAGGAATTTTCTATAACAATGGAAGAGGACAAGGTACTATCTGGATGCCTTTAACTAATTGCTATGAGTCTAATTCCATGTGGATTGTAGGATACGAAGACTCAAAGAATATAACAAAAGAAATAGTGGAATACAAGACATCTCAAGACGTTTTTGAAAAAATGAGCTTAGATAAAGCGTTTCCCGTAACACTATCCCCGGGCCAAGCTCATTTATTTCATCAAGAACACATACACGGTAATGTAAATAATAAAACAAACGTTACGAGAATGGCTATAGATTGGCATGTGCTAGTAGAAGGTGAAGAGTTTAATGGTAGATATCCAGGAGGATTTTTTAGATTACCAAAAGAATACGAACAAGAAAAAGTAAAAATAAATAATGCATCAATTTATTTATCTAATAATAGTGATTTTGATAAGCATATTCCTCTTCATATACAACGTAATTATATTGTAAACTACTGTGAACAAAATAATATCCAGTATTCAGGATATGTGTTTGAAAATGAACATCTAGAACACTTACCTATACTAGAAGATATGATTAATAAAGCGCAAAACGTCATTATGCTAAGTATATACTCTCTACCTAACGATAAAGAGTTAAGAAATCATTATTTGAACTTGGCAATTAATAACAATGTTGATATAATTTTTGTAAATGAATTGTTAAAGCTATCAAAAGACAGCCTTGCTAACATTAACACATACTTAGAATTCGGTTTTAAACAAAAGGGGTGGCACTCGTGGGAGTCTTAAATGTTTCTTAAAGAAGTAAAGATAAATTATGATTTTGATTTTATCTACGATATTGAGTGGGAACAGTTTGAGCACGACTGTTTGGGGCATCAAAAAATAGAACTCAAAGATATTCATGATAAAATTGGCGGCTTCCCAAAATCGCTAACTCATCATAATACTATGTTTTATCAAAAATTTTTTGATAACAGTGAAATAGACTACACAGATTTAGGTAATCAATTAGGTATAGAAGCGATCACAGTATCTATTATAAAACAACCTCCTGGCATGACAAATCCTATGCATCGTGATACTTTTTATCAGATTAATAAGAAATTTCCAAACGAAGAAAGACTAAAAGTCCGAGCTAATCTACAACTATTAGATTGGAGGGCAGGACACTTTCTTCAGTTTAATGACACAGTAGTTACGCATTGGAAAGCAAATACTGGCTATATGTGGGATTCCACTGTTCTTCACTTAGCTGCAAACGCAGGTCTAGAAGATCGTTATTCTCTTCAAGTTTCAGGATTTCTCAACTCTTAATGGCTAGATACACAAATCTTCCTGATAATAAAAATAAACCTTTTGGGGGCGCTTACAGTGTTTACGATAGTGACACTGTTTATATGAGAGACTATTTAGTTCAGAAATATGCTGTTAATAGTTCATACCATGATTTTGAAAGTATTAAACAAGACTATTTTAGTCAGTTTAAATATTTTTTATCTGATCCTCATAAACTAACTGGCTTATCGCTGTATAAACATGCCTGTTTTACGCAAGGCACAACAGAGTCATTTGCTCATTTTTATATTAGATATAGAAATAAAAATAGACTTAGATTAGCCCGTGGTGAGTATTTTTATCACCAGATGATTAAATCTATGTACTTTTCCATGCGCTTTGATTGGTTAGAAGATGATGAGCTAAAATCAGGAGATGTGCTGGTTATAAGTGCTCCGTTCTCTGATACTTGTGATTTATATCCAAACTTAGAGCGAATACTTACAGAATGTGATGACAAAGAAATTCCAGTGCTTCTTGATTTAGCATATATCAATATAGCTACGGAAATAGAAATTGATTTATCTCATCCCTGCATAGAATACGTGGTATCTTCTTTATCAAAAGTTTTTCCTGTGGAAAATTACAGGATAGGTATAAGACTACAAAAAGAAATGTTTGAAGATCCTTTATATGTTATCAACGAACCATACTATAATTACATCAATATGTGTAGCGTATATCTTGGGCTTGGACTAATGCAAGAATTTAGTCCAATGTATATATACGATAAATACGCACCTAAACAAGACCTATACTGTAAATTATACAATTTAGAGAAAACTAAATGTGTCTACTTTGGTTTAGACACAGCTAATGAATATCCTGAGTACAATAGAGGTAGAGACACTAATCGTCTTTGCTTTTCAAGACTCTGGGATGGGAGAATGACTTTTGACATGTAATAATGACTGGGACCCGTTAGAAGAAATCATTGTAGGAACTGCTGACTACTCTACTATTTCTATTCCTAATATCAGTACAATGAAATGTCAATTTCCTGAGTATGAAGAGTCTTTTATCAAAGAGTTTACTGGTTTTTATCCAGATCAAATTATTGAAGAACAAAATGAGGATTTAGAGAATTTATCAGATGTACTCAAAAGTTTGGGGGTTGTAGTTCATCGTCCAGATACTACCTATGCTACAGCGGAAACTAAGTCTCCTACATGGCATGGAAAGAATTGGCATTATCATTGCCCTAGAGATTTAACTCTCGTTGTAGGTGACACACTCATTGAAACTCCATCTCCTATTTGGAATAGACAGTTTGAAACTTGGGCTTATAGAGAAATATTTACGAAGCTTTGGAATGAAGGTTATAATTGGATTAAAGCACCCGTCCCGCTGCTTTATGATGAAAACTATAAGGAAGATACTAAAGGCGTTCCTTCATTACACAATGAAGAAATACTTTTTGAAGCTGCTAATTGTGTTCGAGTGAATAATGACATACTATATCAAGTATCGAACACAGGTAATGAAAACGGGGCTAAGTGGTTACAACGAGTTCTTGGCGACTCTTATAAGGTACATTTAGCAAAAGATCTTTATTCTTATGCGCACCTTGATAGCACAATTGTTCCTATTAGAGAAGGTCTTGTATTATATAATGCTGATAGGGTGACTCCCGAAAACGAACCTGAACTATTTAAGAATTGGGATAAGATATGGATTAATGAGTGTGTAGGCCCGACTACACCTCCGCTAGGTCTTCCATGGGGAGCTAGTGAGTGGATTGGTATGAATCTACTCAGTGTCAATGAGAATCTTGCTATCGTAGATAAGAAACAAACACAGATTCATGAAAGACTTAATTATTTTGGTGTTGAGACTATCCCTCTTGAATTAAGGCATGATAGAATTATAAGCGGAGGATTCCATTGCGTGACACTGGATCTAAAAAGAACAAGCTTGTAGTTTGTGGTGAAAGTTTTAGCTATGGAACAGGGGCTAAACATTGGCCTCGTATAGTTTCAGATTTCTATGATTCAGAATTAGTTAATCTTGCTATAGTAGGCTGTAGTAATTATGCTATATGTTTTCAACTACAGCACGCATTAAACACTCTAAGTTCTGATGATTTTGTTATCATATCATTAACTGCTGCTGAACGTTTTGAGATAGATGATGATGAATTCTCTCTACCCGTTTCTATAGAAGATTTTAGACAGAACATAGACGAAATCAAAGATTCGCCTTTTTCTAAGTCTCCTACTATAACTTCTGGTAATTTATCATCTCAATTACGTAATTATCAAATAGAACAGATGAAAAAATATTTGATGAGTAGCTCGTATAGACTGTCTGCGCAATATCAATCTTGGTGCTTGCAACATCTCATTTCATCTTTACCTTGTGATTATCTATTATATAGAAATATTTATCCTCGCTATCATGAGGATGTAAATAAGTATTCCAATGAACATTATTTTGGGTTAGAATCATATTTAATAAATTCTGGTCCTTACGACTATGAAAAAGAACACGTAAGAACAACAAATCACTTATCTGACAAAGAAAATAAGCTGTTTGCCGATAAAGTGATAAAGGATATGAATGGCGCATAATAAAAGTAAAGCTAAAGGTTCAGCTTATGAACAAAAAATAGCTACAAGACTTTCAAGTGAGTTCAACAAAGAATTTAGGAGAGTGCCTTTATCAGGGGCAATTGATTATTTAAAAGGGGATATTTGGACGCCTCATGACACTGCTTGGTGGCCCTACGCTATCGAATGTAAACACTACAAAAATATCGAGTGGAATAATTTATTAACTTCTAAAACTACAGATATGCTACAATTTTGGAAACAAACAGTTAGAGAAGCAGAAGTGATGAAGAAGAAACCTCTTCTTATCTTTAGATGGAATCGTTCAAAAGACTTTGTCGCATTTGATGATGATACCATAGTTCCATTTTATATTGAAGTAAACTCTTTTGGCTGCCACTTTAAGATAACAAAACTTGATGACTGGATACAGGTAGTCAAGAATGAAGATCGATTCATCAATAAAGGCTCCTGAATTACATAATATCATTGCTCCTAAGTCAAATATTTGATATATTTATATATAAATAACAGGAGATATCAATGACTAAATCTTGGAATGACCTTGCAGACTTGCAAGAGCCAGACTACTCAACTTACAATAATCTACTAATTATTGATGCTAATAACCTTTCTTATAGGTGGTTACAACGTCCTAACTTTGATTCTTTTGGGGACGACTTTGTACGCACTATCCAATCACTAGCAAAATCATATGAAGCCACACGTACTATCGTCTGTTTTGACTTTGGTAAGTCTTACTATCGTATGGATATGCATGAAGAATACAAAGGTACGCGTAAAAAGCCTCAAGATGAAGAAGAAATTAAAAAATATGAAAGTTTCTTTGCAGTTCTTAACTCGTTACCAGAAGAACTAGATGAAGAAGTTCTCAAATTTAGAGGGGTTGAGGCCGACGATATTCTTGCTTGGATTACCCAGAATATTTCTGATAGATATGACCATACATGGATTGTTTCTTCAGATCGTGACTTATATCAATTGATCGACAATAACGTATCAGTATTTAATATTTTCAGTAGAAAAGAAATCACACTTCAAACCTTAGAGGATGATTTTGAAATTACTCCTGACTTGTATATGTTATCACGAATCATTGAAGGAGATAAGTCTGATAATATTTTAGGTATCGAAGGAATAGGGCCAAAGAGAGCACAGGCTCTTGCTAAAGAGTACAACACCTTAGATAACTTAATTGATGCTCTACCTATTAAGGGTAGGTCAAAATATATTCAAAACTTAAATGCAGGTAAAGAACAACTAATTAGAAACGAAAAACTAATTAATTTAAAAGCATATTGTGTAGACGCTATATGTGCAGGTAAAGAAGGAGATGAGCCTCTTGCAAGACTTTCAAATTTGTAACATCAAAATTGAAAAGAGCACCATAGCTAAACAGCTTGAAAAAGAGTACAGTATTGAGTGGGGGTTTAACCAAGATACCCCGCTTGATTCTTTTTTTCATCTCAGAGCGTGTGTTCGTAGTCCAATAACAATCAAGCCTGGACAAATATTGCCAATTCCTACGGGTATATATCCTCAACTACCTAATCCAAATTTCAGAATAGAGTGTAATTCTTTCACTGATTTAGTGTATGAGCAAGGTATATGTTTGGCAGACGGTATTTCTACTTTTGATTTTACGTTTAGAAATGAAATATGGCTTTTATTAGAAAATAAATTTAAAGAAGCACAAACTATACAACCTACTCAAAAAATAGCACTTTTCTCTGTAAACTATAAGCCAAGAATGGTAATAGAATATGTTGATTGGATAGAAGAAATTAAATGGAAAAATCGTTCAGCTAAAAATTTTATACAAAAAATTAAGAAAAAAATGTTACCCGACATTCACGATGTTAAGAAACAAAGACAGTTTAATGTAGGGTACGATAGAGATCAGATAAAAAAATATATTGATGGAGGAGTTAGAACTGCTACAATACGTAAAAAGGGTGGAAAAGCCTCTATATGGTCTAAAAACATAGATAAAGGAGATAGTAATGGAAGTTAAATTAATTTCTTACTCTCAAATAAATAAAGAAGTTTTTAAAGAAACAGACGTTAAAAACATTGAAGATATTGTTGCTTATTGTGCTAGAGTATCAAACCCTTCTAATCAAGATAATACAGAGACTAATGAAAAATTGTTAAAGTACTTAATTAGAGAAAAACACTGGTCACCTTTTGAAATGGTTAACGTTTGTTTAGAAATTACTACTACACGTGACATTGCTAGACAGATTCTAAGACATCGTTCTTTTTCTTTTCAAGAATTTAGTCAACGCTATGCTAATCCTTTGGATGATTTAAAGTCTGTGAGAAGAGAAGCAAGATTACAAGATATGAAGAATAGACAAAACTCAATTGATATAGACGATAACGCGTTGCAACAGTCTTGGAATAGTCAACAAGACTTAGTGTGGTTAGCAGCAGTAAAAGCGTATACTTGGGCTATCGACCGAGGAATTGCTAAAGAACAAGCAAGAGCAGTTCTGCCAGAGGGATTAATAGAATCTAGAGTTTATGTAAATGGTACACTTAGATCTTGGCTACACTATATTGATTTAAGAGAAAAAAACGGCACGCAGAAAGAACACATGGAAATTGCAAGAGCTTGTGCTGATGTGATAACTAAAATATTCCCAATGGGAAATACTTATTTAGCTCCTCCCAAAAAATGACAATAGGATTTTTAACACAGTACTATAGAGGACTAGGGCATTCTCAGCGAATAAAGTTCATAGCAGAGCAAACAGCTAAACACGAAAAAGTAGTTGTTATGGATCAATTGTTTGAGCCGCCTATTAAGTTAAGTGTGCCTCACATATCTTTTTTAAAAAACTTCACAGTACCGAGTATGGATGAAATGTTTAAGTTCATCATGCAAGAGCCTTTAATATACTTTAGAATTAAAAGATTTATTGATACTTTAGAAAAATATGATGTTAAAACTTTAGTGTGTGAGGGTTTTCCGTTCTGTAGACAACAGTTTGCCCACGAATACTTTAGGTACTTTGAAGAGTGTAAAAAAAGAAATATCAAGATTATAATTTCTGTAAGAGACTTTCCCTGGGACGAACCCCATAACACCTCTTTACAAGACTGGGTATTATACACACAAAATATAGTAATTAAATATTATGCTGATGCACTATTAGTACACGGGGATAAAGAGATTTTACCCCTTCTCAGTGATAGGACTAGGCATGCTAATTCTAAAAGTATAATTGATGATATAGAAGATAAGATTATTTACACAGGTTACGTGTGTGATGAAGATCAGCCTTTACACTCTCGTAAGAACAATAATATTTTTGTCAGCACAGGACTAAACAAAGACGAATCTGTTATGATATTTAAACGCATCGCTGATATAGCCAATGCCTTTCCAGAGTATAATTTTATTATGCCTATTGCTAATAAATATAAGAATATTGGAGGCAGAAAGAATAAAAATATATTTCTTGTGGAGTATGTTCCTGAATTACGCAATAAACTAACTGACTGCTCTGCGTATATTACTTATGGCGGATATAATGCTACTACTGAAATTTTAAAGGGTAGGATTCCCTCTATAGTGATTCCTCGTCAATCAGGTCAAAAATTAGAACAATTTATCAGGGCATATGCTTTTGAACCTTATGATTATTATAAAGTAATGAATTTTTCTGAAATTACAAGGGCAGATAAAATTCTAGAGACAGTACTAAATGGATACACTCCTGCAAAGTTCAAATTCAATTTAAAAGGGGCTAGCAACTCTGCTAAGATAATATGTGCGGTACACCAAAGATAAATTATTAGATTTAATCGAAAAACATTATTTAGCCTCTCATTATATAGAAGCGATAGTGCTTGCAGAAAAGGCTATGAAAAAATACTTAGAAAGTAAAGATGATCCTAACAAATTTACTAAAAAAGCTAATAAATTATATCAAAGAGAGGTAATAAGAAATTTTAGTCTTCTTGCTTATAGACATTCTCCATCAGATGGGGTAATCTATCTTACGATGAAAGAAAAGAAAATATTAAGTTTATTTAAAGAGTGTAATAAAATTATTTATATTGGAAGTGGCTATTATCCATTCTCTCTATTCAATTTACATAAAAAATACAAACACTTAGAGCTTGTAGGGGTTGAACGAGATAAAAAAGCTTTTCTAAGTTCTTCTCAGTTAGTTAAAAACTCTCCTGCTAAAGACAGCTTAGAAATTAAACACTGTGATGGTATAAATTTTGATTTTAAAACTTTAAATGATAATGATTTAGTTTTTATAGCTCCTGAAATAGATCATAAGAATATTACTAACAGAATTATTTCCCAATCTTTGGTAAAGTTTTTTAAATGTTCAATGTCTTATAATAAAGAGTGGTTAGGGGAGTTTTTAAATGACAAAAAGAATTAGAGAATTAGAAAAAGATTGGAAAGACTTAATTGTTAGGTCTGAGTTATCCAAACTAAAAGAATTTAATGAACTAGCTATGGAGTTATCCGACGAAAATACCTTTAAAAAAGTCAGGTCACAGCTTGTTTTTGAAAAAACTGAAGCTAATTCTTGGATATATAAGACCCTTGCTGAAAAAAAGAAGTTAAAATTATTTAATAGTTGTTCTCGTCTTGTTTTAATTGGTGCAGGTATGTTTCCTTATTCTATGATTGATATTCAAAGAAAATATCCTCATTTAAAACAGCTTGGTCTTGAAATAATCAAACAAAGAGCTACCATCGCAAATGAATTGATAAAGTATGGGCCTTTGAAAGATAATATCAAAATAATCAATTGTGATGGTCTTTTATTTGACTATTCTAAATTAGGTTTTGATGATTTAATATTTATATCTTGCGATGTAGATAGTACTGAAATGTTCAAAAGAATTATGCAAAAAAGTAAAGCGCACATTTTTATCTGTGCGCCTTACGATAAGAAGTGGTTAGAATCAGAGATAGGAAAACTTAATATTCAAATTCCAGGTGATGGATCACCTTTATTTTACTTCGAATAATTAATTTTTTGTTTTCCATACAAATCTTTTAACTTTATAATTGCCCTTTTTTTTAAAGGCTTTTGTTTGTTCTTTTTTACTTTAGGCATCGAACGCTGAAAGACTTCAGGTACTATCATCACTTTACTGTTTTAACTGATTGAGAGTTAGGATTTTTAATCTCTTTAACAGTTAAATTATGCCCAGTACGATAATATTCTAGAGTTTCACGTTTTTTTGTAGGGTCATATTCTTCACGGAGACCATAACGATTGTCACCAATCGTTATAGCTTTTCCTTCTCGCATTTCGACACCTGAAATAGACTTAGCCATTACTTCATATCCTTAATGACTCTTCCACCCATGCCACCAGTTACAGACTCAGATGCTACACGAGCACCCTTTGTAATTGGGCCACGAGCACCTGGTGTATTATCACCAGTGCGATAGTTACCACCAACTTTAGGTGCGCCTTCGTCCATATACCCCATGCCTTTTTTCATGCCAGGACCGACGTTTGCTCCGTTAGAACCATCAGCAGCGCGTGAAGGATATGCAGCAGAAGCGATACCTTCATTTGGTTGTTTAGCAGATTTTCCAATCATACCCATTTTCATTCTCCTTCTTTAAAATTAGCTAATTAAAGCTGTTACTGTTTCAGTCATATTACCGGTGTTAGCACCACCGGTTGAAGCTACAACAAATGCTGTGATGTCAGGGCTACCTGTACCAACAACACGTGTGTGCTCACCTGCACCCATACGACAGTAGTTAAGTTCAACGTTTGCATTTGCTGCAATACCTGAGTTAACACCTGTACCATCACAGAAGCTCATTTCAACAGCTTTTGTAGTAGTCATTTGAGCCAGTGTACCAAAGTGGTTAACAGCTGATTCAGCATTAGTGAATTTACAATTCTCAAACAACAATGTGCAAGAACCAATCCCAGTTTTAGTAACGTTAAATGTGTTTGAAGTCACACTTGCGTCAGAACCTTGGAATGTAATGTTTTTAAATGAGATAACACCTGATGAGGTGTTAGCAATAGTCATATCACCATCAATGATGATTTCGTCGGGATCTCCGACACCTACAAATGCATAGTCAGAAGCGCTAAGTGCTGTAGGGGCTGTGTAAGTACCTGGGAACATCAACACACCGTTGTTGCCCTGAGTTAGATCAGCAGCAGCAATGTCAGTGATAGAAGCTGCGTACCCGTCGATACCACGTTTATCAAAAGTAGCCATAGTTTTTTCTCCTTAAGAAAAGATTATTTATGATTGATTGTCACAAATATCTGTATATATGTCAAAATTTATTTATTCTTTTTCCTAATAGGTTTACCAGCCGCACGGAGAGCTATTGCTACCGCTTGACGACGCTGTGCCTCTTTAGGCGTAATACCCATACGTTTGGCTAAAGTCCGGACGCCCTTAGCACGAGCTTTTGAAGGTTTTTTCATAAGCTCCTTAATATTTGTAGAAACTGTTTTTTGTGATTTACCGCGTTTAAGAGGCATTCATCATTCTCACAGATGGGGGAGTCATATCATCCTCATCATCTTCTTCTTGTTCGGTATTTGCTAGTTCTTTCATTTTTGCCATGTGAACATCTTCTACATATGCGTGTTCGTCTACCATGTTCATCTCTTTAGCTAATTCCATGATCATGTCAGTATAATGTTGAGTTTTATCTACTTGTTCTTTAGTAGCCATATTAGCAGCTATTGCCTTCTTCTCTACTTTAAACAACATATCGTGAAGCATAGCAGATTCTATAGCTTCTTCTGATGGTTCAATATCTTTATACACTGCTTGTGCTGAAGGACATATATCAAAATGTTTAGTTTGATAATCACCCACTTTTACCTGACCTGTCTGTATTGATGGTTCTTCCATAATTGATTGATCTGGCATTTGTGTATCATTAGAGTATACTAAATAATCACGAGCACCATTCATCATAGCAGAACATTTAGCTAATTTATTAGTCCACCAAGTCGGCAGAGATGCCTCCATATCACGAGGAAGTGAATCTAAAATATCATTTGCATCTTCAATTATAGTTTTACACATCCTACGGGAGGAGGCTACATCGGTATGTCCATCTTTTCTCATTTGCGTTTCCTTTTAAATCCTATCGGCTTGGAATATTTAATAGGATACCCAAGCGAACGTTCATTATTGATAAATTTCTCAAGTGTAGAATAACCCAATTTGCCACTGGTGGCAAGTTTTCTAATTCGTTCATTACGGCGTATACCCTGGTTTGGGAATCTTAAAAACTTAAATTTTCCAACTTTGCGTAATACTTTAGGTTTCATATGTTGTATTTTGAGCATAAGCATCAAAAACAGTTTTCTCTCCTGTCTTCAAATTTTGCTCTTCCTTTTCTATTGAAGATATAAGTTTACCACACTGTGATTTACACAATTTAAATGACCTCTCATAACCTTTTAAATAATCTTGAAGTTTATTCCAATAATCATAACTTAAAATCTTTTCCATGGGAACATGAAAACCGTTAAACATACGTTCAAACTTAGGAGGATAATAAAAACGATCTCCAGATGTTTCGTCATAATAATGACCTCCTGTCCAACAACACCTAAAAACTAAACCCTCTGGAGAGATATACCACTTACCCCAATCATCCCACACACAACGAATTACTTTTTCTGCTGTCTTGATTGCATCAGTTTTTTTAGTATGAACAAATTTTCCAGATTTAGGAGCGAATACGTCACGAGAAGTTTTTACAGTGGAAAATGTAGTAAATCCACAATCTACAGCAATTTGTTTAGCTGTATCTACCTGATGTTTATTATGCTCAAAAACAATATACTTCCAATGTACTTGAGGCCTTTGAGTAGCTATAACTGATTTTGCATTTGCTAACACATTTTCAAATTTAGTGTTAATACGATATTTTGAATGAGTATCTTCTAAACCGTCCAAATCAAAGTTGATAATGTCTTTATCTGTTAGAATATTACCTACATCAGTCCAATAATCATGACTATGTATTCCCCCATTTGTATGTATTTTAATCTTAGTGCCTTGTGACTTTACGTATGAAAGTATTTCTCTGAAATCTTTATTCATTATAGAATCGCCAAAATTACCATTTAACAGCAACCATTCTACATTTTGTAAAAGTTCAGGATAGAATAACTTTTGAAAATTGCCATAGGTAATAGTATGCTGTTTATCGTTTAAGTTTACTCGGAGGGGTTTCCAACGGTGGCATGCCGGGCATCGAGCATTACATCTAAAAGTAAGCTCGGTAGTTAATTGTCGATATTTTCTCATTAAGTTAGACTAAATATTGATACGATGGTTCCAGATGGCAATGC